TCTGGCCGCGGGCGTACTCGTCAGCAGCCGGATCTTCGAGCACCGAGAAGATCGGCATCAGATCGCCGTCGCAGACCCCGGCTATCACGCGCGCGGTGCCTTCCGTCACCGCGTCGCCAATCAGAAAGTCGAGGAAGTCGGGATCTTGGCGCAACATAGCCGTGAGCGGTCGGTAGGCTCGGGCGTCGCGCCATTCGCCGAGCAGGAAGTAGACAAAGAGGAATGCTGAAACATCCGCGTCATTGAACGCTTCGGGTTCGTCCGATTGTAGACGATCAATCTGTTCGAGGAAGAGCGGGATCATATCCTCGCGGATTGCTCCGGCAGCAGCCATGGCTTCACGCGGGAAGCCTTCCCGTACAGAGAAAGCGGCAAAGATCTGATCGGGCGTCATGGTCGTGTCTCCGGTGAATTGGTCTTCGTCTGCTCATAACGCAGTTGCCAATGGCCTGCCACCGGCACAACAACCGTCAGGATCTTTCAATGCCCACGCCCGCAGACCTCCGCTCCCGCCGCGAAACTCTCGCGACCCAACGTTCCTCTGGCGTGGCCCGCGTGAGCTATGACGGCAAGTCCGTGGATTACCGCAGTATCGCCGAGATCGACCGGGCGATTGAGGTACTGGACCGCGAGATCGCGGCAGCCGAAGGACGCAAGATCATCCGGCAGGTGCGCGTGATCACCACCAAGGGGCTGTGACGCATGGGCTGGCTGAATGCGTTTCGCCGCCGGGGAACAGGTGGTTCTGTAGTTGTGCGTGCCAGGCTGGAAGGCGCGATGTCGCAGCGGCGGCTGCGCGGGTGGCAACCGCCGACGGAGAACATCAACTCGCTGGTCGCCTCGGGCGGTCCGCGTCTGCTGGCGCGGTCGCGCGAGTTGGTGGTGACCAACGGCTATGCGGCGAACGCCTGCGAGGCTTTTGCGTCGAACCTGGTGGGCGATGGGATCAAGCCGTCTTCGCTGATCGAGGATCCGGCCTTGCGCGATCAGGTCCAGCGGCTGTGGCTTGCGTGGACGGATGAGGCGGATGCGGACGGGCTGACCGATTTCTACGGTCTTCAGGCAATGGTGGCGCGCGAGATGTTCGTCGCAGGGGAGTGCTTTGTTCGCCTCCGCCCGCGCCGGGCAGAGGACGGCTTGCTGGTACCGATCCAGCTGCAACTACTGCAATCGGAAATGCTGCCTTTCGAGAAAACCGAAACTGCCGCTGACGGCAATCGCATCCGCTGCGGGATCGAGTTCGACCTGATCGGGCGACGCCAAGCGTATCACTTCCGCCGCCGCCATCCCGGCGATAGCACCGATCAAGGCATGTTCACGTCCGAGACTGTCCGTGTTCCGGCCGGGGACGTGCTGCACGTCTACCGGCCCATCGACGCGGGCCAGATCAGAGGCCTGCCGCATGTGGCGCCCGCCATGGTGCGGCTGTTCTTGCTCGACCAATATGACGACGCCGAACTGGACCGGAAGAAGACTGCCGCGATGTTCGCAGGCTTCATCACCAAGACGGCGCCAGAAGAGCAGCTGATGGGCGAGATCGAGGCAACCGACGATAGTGGCGCGACGGTCAGTCTGGAGCCCGGCACCCTGCAGGTGCTGTTGCCCGGCGAAGACGTCAAGTTCTCCAGCCCTGCCGATGTCGGTGGCGGTTATGAGGCGTTCCAATATCGGACGTTGCTGTCGGTCTCGGCCTCACTCGGGCTGCCCTATCACCTGGTGACCGGCGATGTGCGCCAAGCCAACTATTCCAGCCTGCGCGCAGAACTGGTCGAGTTCCGCCGCCGCGTCGAGCAGTTGCAACACGGCGTTCTCGCGCACCAGCTCTGCCGGCCGGTCTGGGCACGCTGGCTGGAAACGGCGGTCCTGTCAGGGGCATTGGAGATACCGGACTTCGCCCGCTCTCCTGCGCGCTACCGCCCGGTGAACTGGATCCCGCCACGCTGGGATTGGGTCGATCCGCTGAAAGACATTCAGGCGCAGGTGCTGGCGATGGAAGCCGGGATCGTCTCGCGCCGCAAGGTCGTCCAGGCGACGGGCTACGACGTCGAGGAAATCGACCGCGAAAACGCGACCGACGCGGCCCGCGTGGCGGCACTGGGTCTGCACTATCGCACCAGTCCCGGCGAAACGCAGGGCGCGCGGGCGACACCGGCGCAATTGCCGGATGCTGGCGGCGACGCTGGTGCAGGCACCAACGATACATCTGAACAGGAGTGACAGCATGAACAGCTGGTACACGATCCGCGCCCTAGCCACGGGCGCGGAGGTGGTGATCTATGACGAAATCGGGGCCTATGGAGTCTCGGCAAAGGGGTTTCTGGCGAAACTGGGCGCGTTGCCGGATGGCACGCCTCTGGCCTTGCGGATCAACAGCCCGGGCGGTTCCGTCTTTGATGCCGTTGCGATCTACAACGCCATCAAACGCCATTCCGGTACGGTCACAGTCTGGATCGATGGCATTGCGGCCTCGGCGGCGTCCTACATTGCCATGGCGGGCGACGAGGTTGTCATGCCGGAAAACGCATTTCTGATGATCCACGACCCTGCCGGCATGGTCATGGGCTCCGCCACGGACATGCGTGCGATGGCCGAGGCGCTGGACAAGATCAAGGGCAGCCTGTTGCAAGGGTATGCCGCCAAATCTGGCAGGTCGCAGGAGGAAATCGCCCCGTTGATGGCGGCAGAGACCTGGCTTGATGCCAAGGATGCGCTCGATCTCGGCTTTGCCGACCGGATTGCAGAGCCGGTCCGGATCGCGGCGCGGTTCGATGTGGGGCGTTTTCGCAATGCGCCGCCTGCGCTGGTTGATGTCACGGCAGACGGGCGGGATGCGGCTGCGGCCGATGGAGAGGATGGTGACATCACCGCAGGTATTGCAGGTGATGCGTCTGACGACGATCCCGCTCCTGGTGATGCCAACCCAGACATTGCACCCGACAGCCACTTGGCCGCCACTGGCACTGATGCTGTTGAAACCCCGTCGATGGGTCCCGATCCGGGCTCTGACCCGGGGGTGGAAACTCTTGGTGCTGCCGAAACTTTCGACGCCGATACCGTCCTGCCTACGGACGCCGCGCCAGCGCCCGAAGCCAATTGCACCGTTGCCGCTGCCAACGGTGCAGCCGATGCCGCCAGCATCCGTGCCACAGCGTTGACCGATGCTCGCGCCATCGTGGATCTCTGCCGTCTGGCGGGTCAGCCGCAGATGGCGGGTCGGTTCCTCGAGCGCGACACCGGCCTCGACGACGTCCGCGCCGCCCTGCTGGCCGCCCGCGCCGAAGCGGAATCCGACATCTCTGCAGCCCATCCGCAACCCGGCCGTCCCTCTGGCGCGCGTCCCTGGGGCGATGTCATCGCCCGCACCTTCCGTCTGAAAGGATAAGCCCTTGCCCACGCTTACTGAAACCCGCCATGCGGGCGGCTTTCTCGTCTGGGAAGCGCTGCGCGACTATTGCCGCAGCACGGTCGTTCTGGCCTCAGGCAATCTCCAGCCCGGCACCATTCTGGGCAAGATCACCGCCTCGGGCAAATACGCCGCCCACGATCCTGCCGCCTCGAACGGCACCCAGACGGCGGCGGCCATCCTGTGGGACAGCGTCGATGCCAGCGGCGGTGACACCAACGCGGTCGTGTTGATCCGCGGCCCCGCCATCGTCAACCAGTCTGAAATCACCATCCTCGGCACGCCTACCGCGCCACAGATCGCCGCTGCCCACGCTGCCCTGCTGACGCTCGGCATCCTCGTCCGATAACCCCTAAATCAGGAGGCACCCCATGGCCACCATGGACATCTTCGAAGGCGATGCCTTCTCGATCATCGAACTTACCCGTGCGCTCGAAAACATCCCATTCAAGCCCGCAACCTTGTCTGGATCGGGCTTGTTCGGGCCGCGCGGCGTGCGCTCTCGCACCGTCGTCATCGAGAGCCGTGACGGCACGCTGTCGCTGATCCCGTTTTCTGAGCGCGGCTCGGCCTATGACCAGCAGACCCCCGAACGTCGCGATGTGCGGGCCTTCGTCTGCCGCCAGTTCAAGAAACAGGACGTGATCTGGGCCTCGGAAATCCAGCAGGTCCGTGATTTCGGCAGCGAGTCCGCCACCCAGCAGGTGCAGGCCGAGGTTGCCCGCAAGCTGGGCCGTCTGCGCAATGACGCCGAGACCACTTTTGAGTATCACCTGTTCAACGGCATCCATGGGCTGGTCAAAGATCCGCGCGACGGTGCCACGGTGGTGAACTACTTCACCGAGTTCGGCATCACTCCGGCCACGGAAGTGGACTTCGATCTCGACAACGCCACCCCGGCCTCGGGCGCGCTGCGCAAACGCTGCCAGGCGTTGATCGAAACCGTCGAGGATGTGATGGGCGGCCTTGCCACCGGCGCCATCGCCCTGCGCGCCGAGTGCGGCTCGGCCTTCTTCGCCGATCTGGTCGCGCACAAAGAGGTCCGCGAGACCTACCTCAACACGGCCGCCGCCGCTGATCTGCGGTCCCGCATCGCCGACGAAGTCAGCTTCGGCGGCATCACCTTCCGCCGCTACCGGGGCGGGGCGGGCTTCGGCGTCGCAACCGACAAGGCGGTGTTCTACCCCGAAGCGGTCGACGGGCTGTTCGAAATCTACCACGCCCCCGCCGACACGTTCGAGACGGTCAACACGCTGGGCCAGCCACTCTATGCACGCATGATCCCCGACCGGGATCGCGACGAATGGGTCCGGTTGGAGATTGAGTCGAACCCGCTGCCAATCTGCACCCGCCCGCAGGTGCTCCGCTCGGCGCGGCGGACGTGATGTCTGCCTTTTCTGCCGCTGTCGGCGCGCTCTTCGCCGATGGCAACATCGGGCGCGATGCGGTCTATATCGCCGACGGAGGCGCACCGGTTCTGGTGCGCCTCATTGCCCGATGCGCCGATGACGTCACCGAGTTCGGCGATGCCCGGCTCTGGACGGAAACCACCCGCGTCGACCTGCAGGTGGCCGAAGTGCCGAACCCGCACCCCGGCGACAGGATCGAGATTGATGGCGATGCCTTCCTCATTCAGGGCGAGCCCGTCCGCGACCGCGAGCGGCTGGTCTGGACCGTGGATCTGAGGCCCGTATGAAACTGAGGCTCGACATAGACCCCGACATCGTTGCCATGATGGCCGCGGAGGTCACGGCGGGGGAGCGTGCGGTGACGGCAGCGATGCGCGAGGCTGGGACCGGTCTTAAATCCGCCTGGCGGACGCAGATCACAGGCGCGGGGCTGGGCACGCGGCTCGCCAACTCGATCCGCCTCGCCAGCTTTCCGAAGTCCGGCGAAAGCCTGAACGCCGCAGCGCTGGTTTGGTCGAACGCTCCAGTGATCGTCGGCGCGCATGACACCGGCCCGCTCATCCGCTCGAAGAACGGCTTCTGGCTGGCGATCCCGACGGCGGCGGCTGGCAAGGGAGCTCGCGGCGGCCGGATCACCCCCGGTGAATGGGAGCGGCGACGTGGGCTACGGTTGCGGTTTGTTTACCGGCGCAATGGTCCAAGCCTGTTGGTGGCAGAGGGGCGGTTAAACAGCCGTGGCCAAGGCGTGGCCTCACGCTCACAGACCGGTCGCGGGCGCACCACTGTGCCGATCTTCCTGCTGGTGCCGCAGGTGAAGCTGCCGAAGCGGCTGGATCTCGCGCGGGATGCGGAGCGTGCAGTGGACGGTGTACCAAGGCTGATCGTAGCGAACTGGGTGGAGGGGAGAATGTGATGTCTGCTTTGCCGAATTAGCCGTGGTTCGCAGTAGGCTCACATGGGCTGCTCCCGGCTCATTGCTGGTGGCATTCAACCGCAGAGAAACTACAGGCATCACCTGCACAGAAATGGACGCCGCTTACCCTCTCATGTTGAGATGAGGCCGCGTTCGGCCTGTTGAAAGATCAAGGCGATCTCGTGTTCACTCAGCAGCTTCCACTGACCGGGAACCATGTCATCAGGCAGTAAAAGACCGCCCAGACGTTCGCGGTGCAGCTCCTCGACGTGGTTGCCGGTGGCAGCAAACATGCGACGCACCTGATGGTATCGGCCCTCGGTAACAGTGAGCAAGGCTTCGGTTTCAGAAATTATTTCCAGTCCGGCAGGTGCCAGCGGCTTTTCGTCATTCTCCAGCATCAAGTGGCCCGAGGCAAACAGGTCGCCTTCGGTGCCATTTAGCGGGCGGGCCAGCTTGGCGCGATAGGTCTTTTGGATGTGGCGCTTGGGGCTGATGACACGGTGCAGCAGGTCGCCAACATCGGTCAGCAATAAAAGACCGGACGTCTGCTTGTCCAAACGTCCGATCGTCGAGATCGCCGGATCACGCAATTTCCAGCGCTTCGGCAGGATGTCATAGACCAATGCGCCGTCTTCCTTATGGGAACAGGTCATGCCCAAAGGCTTATTCAGAAGGATGACCACGCCCGCAACGGGATCGAGCGCCTCGCCATCGATCTCCATGCGGGTCGGCAAATCTTGAGTGACAAGGATGCGTTTGGTGACGTCCAGGAGTGCAACATCGTCCAGAGTGATACCGCCAGCCTTGGCCATTCGCGCCATTTCCTTGCGCGAGCCATAGCCCATGGAGGACAGGAGCTTGTCGACGCGGGAGGTTGGAATCTTGGCCATTACTTTTGGTTCTTCAAGTGGGGGTCAGACACCGAAGAATACGGCACGACACTCTAAGGTTTTTGGTCATCTCTTTGGCCACTATATCCACCTGCGAGGAGGATGCGGGCTCATCCGAGGGGGGATGTGTGGGACGGATGGATGAGGGGTACTAGATAAGAAACTGAGCCAATCTAATGGTCTTTGTGTTCCTTTTGAAGGAGACATTTATACGCTCCGCAGCATTGGTCATAATGGGATCCAACGCGACACTGATCGGCGATCGCCAGCACCAAGTTCCTTACTTACCTTTCCGGCAGATGTTAATGTGGGGTGTTGCGAAATTGTAGAATCTGCATCCCAATTGCCACTGCTGGTCCGATACCCAAGGCAAAGAGAACCGTGCCTAAGCCAACCGTGCCGCCCAAGGCCCAACCGATCGCGACGACTGTCAGCTCAAGAACCATGCGCACGAGCGCGATGGGTTGACGTGTGACAGCCTGAAGCCCGGTCATGAGGCCATCTCGGGGGCCCGGGCCTAAGTTTGCGATCAGGTAAATCGCCCCGCCGAACCCGGTCACGAACACTCCCGTCAGAGCCAGCACGGCGTTCGCAACATACGACTCAAATGTCGGCAAATAGGGCAGCAAGTATTCCAGGACCAACGCAATTATGATCGCGTTGAGGATCGTTCCCATCCCGGGTGTTCGCTTGAGTGGAATCCACAAGACCAAGACACATGCGCTGATGATAAAGGTCGCAAATCCCAGGCTCCAACCTGTGATATTGGTCACGCCTTCCGCGAACACGGTCCAAGGGCTCACACCAACGCCTGCTGTGACCAGCAATGCTTCTCCAATGCCGAATATCACCAGGCCAATGACGAGAAACGCGACTGATGCCAGTGGCGGTTTCATAGTGAAAGGCGTTGGCGAGCTCCATCGGAGCTTTGGAACGGACGTAACCGAAAGAAAACTCAATGCTGGATCCACGCAAAATGGTAAAATGAGTAAGGTTTGTGCCCGTTTGGACAGTACACGGCAAGATTAACATTTGCAGCACACGCGTTCGAACCGCGATGGTCTGCATTTCGCTCCCGTGTCGTGGTTCTCATCCTTCAGCTTCCATCGTCGAAACACAGCAGCCGACCGTCCTGCACACCGCTGCATTCGTCAAATTGGGCTCAGAGCAGACTTTGGCTAAGCCTCTAACTTCGGAACAGCATATGCCCACCTCTCGCGAAATCATCCTTACCGCGCTGCACGTGCGGCTCTCGGCTCTGCCCGCCATCGCCTTGCGCGGCGACGTGCTGCCTGAGCGCGTCCCGATCGCTGGCCTGCTGATCCTGCGCGACGGCGAGCCGGGCGAGCCCGAGGTTACGCTCTCGCCCCTGCGCTACCACTACCAGCATCGGGCCGAGATCGAGGCGGTCGTGCAGGGCGCTGACCGTGACGCCGCGTTCGACACGCTGACCGCCAGCATCGGCGTGGCGCTTGCCGCTGACCGCACGCTGGACGGCCTTTGCTATTGGGTCGAGGCGGAAGCGCCACGTCCGGTTGATCTGCCCGTTGAGGGTGCTGCGGCGCTCAAGGCTGCCGTCATTCCGGTGGTGCTGCACTATTCAACGGCCGATCCATTGGCCTGATCAACCGGCGTCGGGTCCTTGGTATGCTTGCGTCTTGAATTGCCCTTCCACTTGCGCGCCGCTCTCGATGCTCAGGCTTTCATAGGTGATTTTGCCGGTCACCTGCGCACTTGTATGCAGCTTTACGTCGCCACCGATGATCTGGCCGTTGACGCGCCCTTTGATGGCGATGCTGGCGGCGCGGAGCTCGCCTTCAACTTCGCCTGCTTCCTCGACGACGATCGTTGAGGCTTCCACGCGCCCCTTGACGTAACCGGGCAATTCGACGGTGCCAGCGAAATACAACTCGCCCGTGATGCGAGACCCTGCACCAAGATGGGAGCGGCCACCGGAGCCTGCGGCGGGATACTTTTGGTCCGTCATTCAAGTCTGCCTTTTTGAGTTTCGGCCCCTGCCGGGACTCATCGTCCAACACATACAGGAGAACCCACAATGGCACGAGCCCAAGGGGCGCGGGCGCAGATGGCGCTTGCGTTCGAGACGACCTATGGAACGCCGCCGGTTGGCGGTTTCACGAAGATGCCCTTCGCCAGCACCTCGCTGGGATCGGAGCAGCCGCTTCTGAACAGCGAGTTGCTCGGCTATGGCCGCGACCCTCTCGCCCCAATCAAGGACGCGGTGACGGCCGATGGAGATGTCATGGTGCCGATCGACGCCGAGGCCTTCGGGTTCTGGCTGAAGGCGGCCTTCGGCGATCCGACTACCTCTGGCGTGGGGCCCTACACCCATGAGTTTCGGTCGGGCGGCTGGACCCTGCCCTCGATGTCGATCGAGACCGGCATGCCCGAGGTGCCGCGTTTTGCGATGTATTCCGGCTGCGTGCTGGATCAGCTGTCGTGGCAGGTGCAACGCTCCGGCCTGCTGACCGCCACGGCAAGACTTGTGGCGCAAGGTGAGGTCATCGCCACGATGACCAGCGCAGGCACGCCTGCTGAACTGGACCTGAAGCGGTTCGGGCATTTCAACGGCGCGATCAGCCGCAATGGCAGCGCCCTCGGCAACGTGGTCTCGGCGGAAATCACCTATGCCAACAACCTCGACCGGATTGAGACCATCCGCAGCGACGGCAAGATCGACGGGGCCGACCCGTCCATCGCAGCACTGACCGGCCGGATCGAGGTTCGCTTTGCCGACAGCACACTGGTGACGCAAGCGATCAACGGCGATCCCTGCGAGATCAGCTTCGCCTATCTCCTGCCCTCCGGGGATAGCTTCACCTTCACCGTTCATGCCGTCTACCTGCCGCGCCCCCGGATCGAGATTTCCGGACCGCAGGGCGTTCAAGCGACATTCGACTGGCAAGCGGCGAAAGCCGCAAGCCCCGCCCGCATGTGCACCGCAACCCTGATCAACGATATCGAGGCATACTGATGATCCGTTTGAACCTCACCGCTACGCCGCAATGGCTGGAATTGGCCCCCGGCCTGCGCCTGCTGGTCGCTCCTTTGACCACCGCCTTGATGGTGTCCGCGCGGGCTGATCCGGCAATCGAAGGGCTGCCCGATGGTGCTTCCCAAGAGGAACTGGCGCTGGCAATGGCGAAAGCCGTGGCCCGCCGCGCGGTGCTGGATTGGGAAGGCGTGGGCGATAGCATGGGCACAGTTGTGCCGGTCACCCCCGAGGGCATCGACGCGCTGCTGGAAATCTGGCCGGCCTTCGAGGCGTTCCAAACCCAATACGTCGCGCGCGGGCTGATCCTGGACGCGGAAAAAAACGTCTCCGCGCCCTCGCCGAGTGGTCCTTCGGCGGGGGCGATCAATACTGCGCGGCCTGCCCACCCTTCGAGGGCCGCGAGGGCAACTGCCCCGACTGCCCCACAAGACTGAACAGCCCCCAAACGCAGGACGGCTGGCAGGTCTGGGATCTGGTCGGCCGCCTTGGTGGCCAGTTGCGGGTGATCCCCGGCGCAGTGCTGGGCTGGGACATGGGCGCGGCCCTCGCACTCGCGGCCGCGCTGGGCATCGACGCCCTGATCGCCGCCGAACTGCTGCCCGAGATCGAGGCGGTGATGGTCCGCAAATTGAACGAACAAATGGAAGGAAGCCACGATGGCTGAGAAACGGGTCTCTGTCCGCCTCGTGGCGGAGGGCGGCCGACAGGTGCGCGCCGAGCTGGAAGGCATCGGCGATGCTGGCGCGCGGGGTTTCGGCCGTCTGTCGCGCGAGATGGACATGGCGAATGCGCGCGTTGCCGCCTTTGCCCGCCGCGCCACCCTTGCCGCCGCTGCTGCCACTGCGGCGCTGGCGGCGGCGGGCGTTGCGATGATCCGTTCTGGCCTGCAGACCGTCGATGCACAGGCCAAGATGGCGCAATCTCTCGGCACGACCGTCGCCAGCCTTCAGGTGCTGGAGCGGGCGGGCGATCTGGCGGGCGTATCGATGGGTCAGGTCGAACAGGCCACCGTGCAACTGACGCGACGGCTGAGCCAGGCGGCCGCCGGAACCGGACCAGCGGTCGATGCCTTGGACCGCCTGAACCTCTCAGCCGAAGAGCTGCAGCGCCTGCCGCTCGATGCACGCATCGCGGCCATTCAGGAAGCGCTTGGGCAGTTTGTCCCCGAGGCCGAACGCGCGGCGGTGGCCTCGCAGCTCTTCGGCGACCGCGCGGCCCTGGTGTTCACCCGGATCGACACGGCGACACTGCGCCAGGCGACCGAGGATGTTCTTGCCTTCGGGGTTGTCGTTTCCGAAGCTGACGCCGATCAGATTGAGCGTACCAATGACGCGATCTCGCGTCTCGGCCTGATCTGGCGCGGGCTGTCGAACCAGCTTGCTGTCGCGGCCGCGCCATCCTTGGAGGCGGTCGCGAATGCCATGGCCGCTATTGCCAGCCGCACCGGGCCACTCGGGATCGCGATCAAGGCGCTGTTCGACAACCTCGGGCGGCTGACGACCTATGCCGCGACTTTCGCGGGCCTCATGGCCGGGCGCTGGGTCGCCGGGATGGCAGCGGCGGCTTTATCGGTGCGCGGTCTCGCCACGGCCCTCGTTTTCCTGCGCGGGGCGCTGATCCGAACCGGCATCGGCGCGCTGATCGTCGGCGCGGGCGAGTTGGTCTATCAGTTCACCCGCCTGGTTGAGCGGGTCGGCGGCGTCGGCGAGGCGTTTCGACTGCTGTCTGACCTCGCGTCCGAGGTTTGGGGGCGCATCGGCCTCTCGCTGGACGCAGCGCTGGCAAGGATGGCGGCAGGCTGGGAGGGGATGAAAGCCACGGCGCTGACTGCGCTTGATGGTGCCATCACCGGCGTTGTCAGCTTTGGCGACCGGTCGGTGGCTGTGTTCCAGGGCGCGTTCGATGCGATGAAGGCGATCTGGGGGCGGCTTCCCGGAGCCATCGGCGACTTCGCATTCCAAGCTGCGAACGGCTTGATCTCCGGCGTCGAGGCGATGCTGAACGGTGTCGTTACCCGCATCAACGGTTTCATCACGACGCTGAACGCGGCACTGGATCTGCTCCCCGAATGGGCGACCGGCGAAGGCGGGGTGCGGATCGGC